CTGGTGTTATTCCTGAGAATGCTAACGCTCCATTTATTATTGGAGGTCTACAAGCACAAGGTGAAGTATTAGTTAACAGGGATTACAGGGACCAACTAAGAAGTCTTGTTGAAGCAACAAATGATCCTGAAGTAGCTATCGCACAAACTAAAGCTGAGTTCCTGAAACGACCTGAGTTCTCTGATCCATCCGTTAGAGCATACGCAGCTGAAGTATTTGGCAAAGTAGATGATGAGTTCAGGAAGGATGTTAATAGTAGATTAGATGCAGTAAGGACGGAGAAGAGTAAAGGAGCTTGGCTAGAACTAGGACTACCGTTAGTTGAAAGTGTCGTAAAAGGTGATATGGATATTAACGATCCTGAAATGGTTGGATGGGTTAACAGAGCTGCGGGTGTGTTTAAAGGTTCTCATAAGTATGCTTTCGATGAATTAATCAAACCATCTATACTAGAATTGGTTGAAGCTGGTGGTAGTGCTCTAGCTCTAGAGAAAGTAGAAGAAATAGAGAAATGGGTAATTAATCCAAATACAGGTGCTAAGTTTATTACGGCAGAACTTAGAGATGATATAGATACATTTAAAAGAGATATAGAAGGTAAGGCACAGTATTACCAAAAGAAAGCAACGGAACTTTACAATAACAATAAAGCTAAAGTTATCGAACCATACATAGCTGAAGTAAAAGAAAAACTTAATAACGGTGCGTTTAGTGATTCATTTTTTAATAAATGGATAAATAGATTACGAGCCGAGGGTAGTGAATCTAGCGTAAGTAAAGACGATATAGAACAAACTATCATTGATATGAGGGACTTAGCGGATCAAGATTTTTTTAATTCAGACACTAAGGTGGAAACTGATCCGGAAACTTGGACGATTCTACAAGCTGATTTAGATAAAGGTTTAGATATTTTAGAGGACGCACAAGAAGCTCTAAGAAATAAACTGTTATCCATTGATGATTTTAAATCTTTACAAAAACTTAACGGAGATAGTGATCGGTTTAATAAAGAAGTAATGGAGGGTGTCAGTGCCGTAAAAAGATGGACTGAGGTTTTAATGAGTCAATTTAGGGACACTAACATAAAACAAGGTTTGGTAGGTCGCTACGGTTTAACAACACCCTCTACTAATATAATAAAAGATTTCACTGGTTTAAACGCACATCCAAATACTCTTGAGGTGTTAAAAACACAAAGTTTTTTAGCTTGGCGTTCTAAGTTAAAAGGAGTTAGAGACACTATAGTAAAAGCTAACCCAAATATAACACCGCAACAGTTAGATGAAGTATTAACTAAACAATCTACCGAGTTATACGCAGAACATAACGAAGAATTTAAACCAGTTTTATTAAGTCAGTTGAGGACTGGTCGGTATATATTACACGCAGAAAATGAACTAAGTGTGGATTCATTAAATCAGGCTATTAAGGCTATCAATACAAATAACCCAACATTAGTTCCACCTGTAATTGATAAGTTATTAGTTGGCTTAGAGTTTCCGGATGACTTGAAATCTCGATTAAAATTCCTTGAGGATTATAAAAATAAAATTAAGTAATGGCTAAAACACTTTCAGAATTAATTGAAGAACAAAAAGCTTTTGAGGAATCTAAATTAAAAGATATATCATTAGCGGATTCCACATCAACAAGAGCACCGAGTGAGTTATCAACCGCAGGTGCTATACAACTGGAAGACGAAGAAGACGGTAAGTATCAAAGACTAGCTGAATCAATAGCTGGGGAAGTCGGTGGGGGTATTGCGTTAGCGAAAGCTACCACCCCACTTTTGGGTTTAACACCTTATCCTCCAATTAATTTTGGTGCGTATATAGTCGCAAACGGTTTAGGTAATTTAGGTTTAAACTGGTGGGCACAAAGTCACAGAGACCCTAAGGCAGAATATTCACCAGAAGAAGGTATAGCTACAGCATCTATTAACTCCATTGCTCCTTTAGCTACTTACAAAAAATTAGCTCAATTATCAAGATTAGGTAAAGTAGGAGTGGCAGCTGGTGAAGGTGCTGTTATGGGAACTACTGAAGAGTTGTTAAGACAAGGTTTAGAAATAGGATCAGGTAAAAGGACAGACGGATTAAGCGTACAACAACTAGGTTTCTCTGGTGCAGCTGGTTTGTTGTTTGGAGGTGGTGCTGGTTACTTAACTTCTGGCACTAACTTTAATAAACTAGGTGCGTCTGAAGTAGATGTAGCTAAAATAAAATCACGAGCAGAAGCTAATGCCGCTAAGAGAGTACTAGCTATAGACAACATGCTTAAAAACCCAGAAGTAACAGGTGAGTTTAAAGATTTGTTATTGAGGGAAAGAGAAGAAATTAAAGACGCTATAGAAACCATAAGACTAAGCGATAAAGAATATATAGAGAAATTAAAACAAAATGCTGAAAAACAAGAGCAGGAACAAAGACAAGCTATTGTTGATAGAATTAATAAATTAAAAGAACCGGAGGTAGGTGAAGGTACAGTACTTAGAACTAAAGAAGAAGTAGAAGCAGCACCTAAAGAAAAAGCTGTTGAACCAGAAGTAGCACCGCAACCTACAAAGCTTACCCCCGAACAAAAGCTAGAAGCCCTAGAAAGAATGGGGATGAGCGATGAAGACTTGTCCAACTTTTTAGAAGGTAAAAGTGAAATACTACCATTAAATCTAGCTGCATTCACTACGGATGAAGGAGTACAAAGATCGATGGCTGCTATATTAGAGCAATTAGGCGATAAGATAAAAAGTAGTAGAATTAAAACGGACAAAGAATCCTTAATTAAACAAGTAGTAGCTTTAAGAAAGAAACTTGATCCAGAATTAGACGAAGCAAAGTTTGCACAACAAATAGCTAAAGAGTCTGAAGATATTATATTTAAGACGGCGTTGGCTGATAGTATGGCTTTTACCGCTTTTCAAGATTGGTATAAAAAAGTAGACGCTATCACAGATTTAAACGACCCTGCTGTTGCCACTAAATTGATGGCAGACCTAGATAGGTTACAAGTTTTTGTGGAGGCTCAAGCTACTATTTCCAGTTCTTCAGGTAAGTTGTTACAAAGCAGGAAAATAGCTAAAGATCAAATAGCTGCGAACATAAACACATTAGAGCGTAAAGCAACTAAAGCAGAAAAAGATTTAGTAGAAGAATTAGTAAAGTACCCAGAACAATTAAACCCAACACAGCTTAAAGAACAGTTAGAGAAGTTGGGTGGACTAAAAAATGTAAAAGCATACTTAAATGAATTAAAACTAGTAAGAGACCCGCATAAGCTAGGTAAGTTACTAGAGATAAGTAAGCGTTCAACAGGCGAAAGGTTCGGTAGAATAGCTAAAGAACTTATATATGATGCAGTATTAAGTGCTCCACCAACTCAAACAGCAGCAGCTTCTGGTAATGCTATGATGAGTTTATACTCTTTATTTAATCAAGGTATCGGTGGATTAGCTACAGGGAACTTAGAGCAGACTAGGATGGCATTACGGACTAGTAAGTATTTGTTATACGGAATGGACGATGCGTTACAAGCTGCTAGATTAGCTGCTACCAATTCTCAAGGTTCTATGTCTTTAAACAATCACTACGAGAAGATAGGTGAAAGAGCTTTTTCTATGGAGGCTACTGGATTAAGCGGACCTGTAGGAGAAACTGTGGAAAATGTAGGAGAAATGTTTGCTTTCGGTCCTAAAGGTTTAGTATTTCAAGACGAGTTCTATCGGCATTTATTTGGTAAAGCCCAAGCCCGTGCGTTGTTGGCTGAAGAATATAAACAATTAGTTAAAAGAGGTGAAGCACCTGTAGGGCAATTAACTGATTATATTGAAGCTAGATTGTCTCGTTATTTTGTAGATGGTAAAAGATTTAAAACAAAAAATGATATTGAATTAGAAGCTATATCAAAAGCTAACGAACAAAACCTAGACCCAACTGAAGCTAAAGATTTTATTAAAAATTATGTATCTGATAACTGGACAAATAAACTGTCTAGTGAAATAGAATACATGAAAGACTTCGGAGATAAAATAACATTTCAAAGAGAATTAAGTTCAGAGTACGGCTGGTTTGAAAAAGGTGCTACAAAAATAGGTGAATGGAGACAAGATAGTTCTGTAATTGAATTAGTGCAGTTATTTTTAAGAACTCCAACTAACATGTTTATGGAACTAGGAGGTACTCTCAGCGGGGGTTTAATGATACCAGGTATGAGTAAGGTTACCTTTAGGCGTACACTAGAAGAATTAAAAAGCGACAACCCATCTATCAGAGCACAAGCTAGAGGCAGACAGATAGTAGGGGCTGGTTTATGGGCTTCTGCTTTATATTTAGCCGATCAACAAATCTTCACTGGAGCTGGACCACAAGATTATAAAGAGCGGCAAACTAAGATGAGTACTGGTTGGGAACCTTTTGCTTTAAATGCTTCAGCTTTAAAAAGGCAGTGGGAGACGGGAAACTCAGGAGGGGATCAGTTAGGTGATACATACATACCATTAAATAGGTTAGGAGCTATTGCTGATGTATACGGTATAGCTGCTACTGCTTTAAGAGCTTCGGAAGATAACTCTATGCCTGATGATTTGAAAGGAAGGATTGTTAGTTCCGCTCAATTAGCATTAACGACATTGATAGCTGATAAAACTTACTTAGCTAATCTAAGCGAATTGAATGACGGTTTATTTAGAGGAAAATGGGAAGAGGGCGGTAGTAGCGGGATAAGTGCACTTTTTAATGCTATTAACAGAATGTCTACACCTTCGATAATGAAAGCTGCTGCTCAATTAAATGATCCTTATCTAAGGCAGATTAACGAACCTATGGAGCAGTTTAAATTAGCTTTTGCTAAAACTAGAAGAGAAATGGACCCTAAAAGAGATGAACTAGGTCAACCTAAAAGAGCTTCTCAATTCAATTCTATCGGTCAGTCCTTTAATTATCTAAGTCCACTTCGTATAGAAAACCTAAGAACTAAAAAAGCTGATGAGGAAGATGTGGAAGAAGGTAGAGCTACTAAAGTAGGGGAGATGTTATTTACAAAAAATGATGAAGCTTTAAATATTTTAGCTGAAGTAGGAGGTAGATTTAAATTTAGTAGACCAACTGATGGGGTTCCTGGATTAGATTTAAGAAAATTTAAAGTGCAAAAAGATTACGGTTGGGGTTTAAATCAAACTCTTTACGACCGCTGGCAACAGTTATACTCAGAAATGAATCCAGCTAATTATATAATTAAAGCTTACAATAATCCTACTTTTCAAAAGATGGGGGAAGTGCCTAAAGGTTCACCGATAACTAACGCTAGACGGCTTACGATAGAAGGTATGTTATCTAAATTAAGAACAGCAGCACTAGGTAAGTTAATACAAGAAACCCCTGAATTAAAAGCACAGTATAGTCTATTACAAGAACTACAAAGAAAGACATTAATCGAAGGAGAAACCGCTCCAAGAAAAGTGATAGCTCCTGAATTAGCTCCGCTATTAGACTAAGTGCTTGAACTCCTAACTCAATAGTTAATAATCTATTATCATGGTAACCACCTATGTAGATTACACCGCAACAGCCGGACAAACAGACCTTGCTTTTAACTTTCCGTATCTTGAAGATGAACATGTTACGGTGGAGATCAACGGAGTTGCACAGCTATCTTCTGCTTTTACTATCGTTACTACCCCCACACTTAAAGTTGTTTTAAACAGCGGTGCTACAGCTGGTCAGATCGTCCGAGTAAGAAGAAAGAGCCAACCAAACACGAACCTTGTAGACTTTGTTAACGGTTCAGTACTTACTGAGAGTGAACTAGATAGAGCATACTTACACAACCGTTATCTTGCTGAAGAGATCAGTGAGTTAAATGATGCGTCTTTGCAGGAAGAACAAGGTGGTACGAATTGGGACGCTAAGAACAAACGCATAATAAATGTAGGAACTCCAACGAACTTAGGGGACGCTACCACA